AGCGTTAAATTTTTAAGCCTATAAAGTAGAAATCTCTCTGGATAAAAGCAGTTTACCTTCATGTTGTCGTGAGCGTGTATATCGCAGCAATTTCTATAACTAAGACCAGCCCACGGGGCCACCATTTTTGCAAAAGACACGTTCAGCGCTTCGCCTGCAATTTGAGGTTTCGATAGCAGCGAAATATTATCTTGGTTCATTTCTTCTAAAATGTCTTCCCAAAAATCAAAAGTAGTTAAATAAGTCCTCATCACTTCTCTGTTGCCGTGAGCAATAATATCGCACACTTCAGTATCGTGAAAATGTTTGCTCTCTTCATAAGTTGGGCTCATATTACTCTTATCATCGCATATAGTGCATATTATGTGCAGAGGGTGACCACAATGTGAAGGATCTGGAATTCTTATATAGTGCGCGGGATCGAATAAACTTAATGAGAATTCTTTTCTTGTTATTGATTTGATTTTAAAATCTAGCCTGATCTTAATAATATAGTCATACTCCAATTTATTCTGGTTTTCATATTCTTCTACGAGCAAATGGCAAGCAGACCATCCGTACATTTGAGACAGTATATATTTGGGATCTGATGCGCCAGTCCATCTCCCGTTTTTATGCTGCACTCCAAAGTGAATTATTTTGTCTCGATTTTTTTTAATGATGGGAGATATTTTTTCTAAAAATTCTTCGTTAGATTCAATTAACACTCCTTTTGGGGCCGGATAAAAATAAGATAAAAATTCTTCTCTCTCTTCTTTATTCAGTTTTATTTCGTCTGGCACTGGCCCTAGTGTGCCTTTTGCTAGATCGCGGGCTGGAGTTCTGTTCCCAAAAGAATCCCAAGCATGAATAAAAACATCTGCTTCTAAAGAATTAACAATGCCCGAAACTATTGATTTGATGGGCTCCTCATTTCTTATGTGGCCTGTCAAACATATTGCTATTTTTTTAGTACTTAGAAGATCTCTCTCTTCTTCTTCGGATAATAACAAATCAGAAAATTGGGGAAAATCATCAAAATTTTCATAAAGTATTTTTTTTACTTGCGCATGCCGACCTATCCTGTAAGATATATCATCACAAAAAAGGTGATTCTCCAATAAGTTTTTTTCGTTTAATAACGAAGCTCTCTCTTCACAGCTTAGAAATTCTTTTATAGTTTTATTTTTGTCTCTATTAATAGATCTAAATTTATTTACGTGAACTTCTAATTCTCTAGCGGAAGGATATCGGTTCAAGAATATTAAAAATGCTTCTTCTATAAAACAAGCCGCTGGAGAACTAATAATTTTTTCGCTCATGACAAACCTCTGATATTATTTAGTCACAGAATTGTCATCTTTATAGACTATAACCTTTATAAATTTTTTCGTTTCAGGATCCCATATAAGTCGGTGCATTAAAATATTTTCTATCCACTCTCTTAATTTTTTTTCGTCATCCATAACAAGATTACCCTTTGATGAATTAAATTGTTCATCTATAAATAATCCTGGAAACTAATTCCCAAACATCTTCTGCAAAAGAAAATATGGCGCTTCCTATTTTTGTCCTAAAAACGCCAACGATAAAACCAGCAACAAAATAAACGAGGATAGAGTCTACTGTAGAAGAAATAAACGATAGAAGCTCAAAAAATGGCCAGATAGCACCTAACACGATAGCCAAGGCAATAAACGTGGCTAAAAATTCTCGCATATCAACTCCCGTTTCTAATTTCGTTATAAGCTCCAACAGTCACGGGCCATAGGCTTTCAGCTATGCTTCTACAAGCATTTGCCACTTGCTGAATTTCCCATTGCGCGCCTTCATGTGTGCGAAGATCAATAAACTTTAAAAGATTGTTTAGATTGACCGTGCCATAATACTCTGTATAAAGATTCTGCGGTAAGACACCCCGAGCTTGTTCTCTACAAATGCCCCTGCTCATGAGCGTCTGATATAGATTTACTGAAATGCTATGATGGGCAGAAACTGCTTCGCGAGCAGTAACACCGAAATCCGTGTCGGATAGATCTGGTACTATTATCGGGTTTATCTCATCTTCGTTGCTAGCTTGTCTATTGCTTTTATGTTGGGTCCTGAACGCTTTTGGCTCATAAAATCTCAGTCTCTCGTCTGTATATCTACGACTAATCTCGTTATAGGACCAAGTTCTGTGCCGATGGTGTTGGCTTCGTATAAATAGTGGAACTACAAAACGAAAAGTGACAGTATTATGCTCCAAGGTGCTAGTATGACGATGAGCAATAAGATACCTAATAAGCTTTTTGTCTTTTTCATCCATTGTCATTTTTTGCTTGCCAAATGAAACTCTGGCGCTATTAACTACAGTCAGGTCGGATCCCATATGCTCAACATATTCTACCGCTCCAATTTCATCACCATAAAGCTCTATTCTTTTTTGCATGATTATCTCGTGCGTTGATTGTTTTCACTAAAATTGCTCAGCTTCCGTAGATTCTTCTAGCGCTAAAGTTGAGGAGTCAGAAGAAATAGTTTGCGCAACAGCATCAAAATAGCCTGTGCCAACTTCTCGCTGATGCTTAGTAGCAGTGTAGCCCTTGCTTTCTGCAGCAAATTCGGCGTCTTGAAGTTCCGCGTACGCAGACATGTCGCGGCCATTATAATCTAAGGCAAGATTAAACATAGAATAGTTTAAGACGTGAAAACCTGCTAGAGTAATAAATTGAAACTTGTACCCCATGCTGCCAAGCTCACTTTGAAATTTGGCTATGGTCTCATCATCCAGATTTGCTCGCCAGTTGAATGATGGCGAACAGTTGTATGCTAGCATTTTCCCAGGAAATTTTTCATGAATAGCATCAGCAAATTTCCTTGCCTCATCAAGGTCTGGCGTACTTGTTTCACACCATAAAAGATCAGCGTAAGGAGCATAGGCTAGTCCGCGAGATATAGCCATGTCGATTCCTCCAGTGATGTGATGAAATCCCTCGGCCGTCCTTTCTTCTGATGTTATAAAGCCTCTGTCTGCTGGATCAACATCAGAAGTTAATAATCTTGCCGAATTAGCATCTGTACGAGCGATTAATATCGTTGGAACGTCCAATACATCTGCAGCAAGGCGTGCAGCAATTAATTTTTTAACAAATTCTGCAGTGGGTACTAGCACTTTTCCACCAAGGTGTCCGCACTTCTTTGCGGAAGACAATTGATCTTCGAAATGAACACCAGCCGCTCCGGCCTTGATCATAGATTGCATCAGTTCAAAAGCATTTAAGTTTCCACCAAAACCTGCTTCTGCGTCAGCAACTATTGGCGCGAACCAATCTCTTAGTGCAGTGTCGTTTTCTATCCACTCTATCTGATCAGCCCTCTTAAGAGAATTATTTATTTTCTCCACTAGCATGGGGACACTATGGGCAGCATAAAGACTTTGATCAGGATACATTGAGTGAGAATCATTTGCATCTGCGGCAACTTGCCACCCTGAGCAATATATTGCAGGTGTGCCTGCTTTCACCATTTGCATCGCTTGGTTGCCGGTGACTGCACCCATGGCATGCACATAATCTTCTGCGCACAACGCTTCCCAAAGCTTAGCAGCAACGTGAGTTGCAAAACTATAATTTTCATTAAAAGAGCCGCGCAGCTTTTCAACTTGCGCGGCCGAATAGGGGCGTACGATACCATCCCATCTGTTATCAATATCCATCTAAATTCTCCAATATCATAATTTATTGACGATTACTAAGTACGTCATAAGCTTTTAAGGTTAAAAATTCATCCATGGAATCTTGAAGACACAGAGTCTTAAAAAGCTCGAAAGCTAAACCAGATTCACCAGTTAATTCTTGAGACAATATATTACCAACGTATTCTTTAGTTACGGTATTACCATTGTCTAACGTAACATTATGACGAATCCACTGCCATGTTTGCGCCCTGGAAATCTCAGCAGTAGCTGCGTCTTCCATAAGGTTGTTGAGCGGTACACATCCAGAGCCATCGACCCAAGCCCTTAAATATTCGTACCCAATCTTTATATTTTTACGAAGCATTGTCTCCGTGCACGCGCCGACAGGCACAGTTGTTAAATCGCTAGATTTAATTTCTCGGTTCAGCTTGCCAGGATTATTAATCTGGTTGGGATTCGGCATGTGCTCATCAAAAATATTTTTGGCAATTGATACCAAGCCAGGATGGGCAACCCATGTGCCATCATGGCCGTCGAGCACTTCGCGTAATTTATCTTGCTCAACTTTTCTAATTGCTGTTGCGTTAGCAACTGGATTATTTTTTATCGGTATCTGAGCAGCCATTCCGCCCATTGCATGCGCGCCTCTTTTGTGGCACGTTTGAATTAAAAGCTGAGAGTACGAACGCATAAAATGCTGATTCATTCCAACAGAATCGCGATCTGGAACAACGAAATCTGGTTGCTCTTTAAAAGTTTTGATAAAACTGAAAATATAATCCCAGCGGCCGCAGTTTAAGCCTGCAGAGTGGTCTTTTAGCTCGTATAGAATTTCGTCCATTTGAAATGCTGCTGGTAGAGTTTCTATCAATACAGTAGCCTTTATTGTTCCGTGCTCCACGCCAAAATATTCTTCAGTAAAAGAAAAAATATCATTCCAAAGCCTAGCTTCTTTGTAGTGCTCAAGTTTTGGAAGATAAAAATAAGGATTTCGGCCCTGCTCTACAAGCGTTAAAATATTATTGGCTATATAAACGCCAAAATCAAAAAAAGCGGCAGGAATACCTTGGTTCTCATACTCGATGTGGCTTTCTTTAAGGTGCAAGCCCCTTGGTCTTACGAATAATACTGCTGTGTCCTCTTTTAGCGCATAAGATTTTTCTCGCTTTTCATCATAAAAGTCTATTTCTTTATTAATGGCATCTCGTAAATTTATTTGGCCATTTATGCAGTTTTCCCAAGTCGGAGAATTTGAATCTTCAAAATCTGCCATATAAACATTCGCTCCAGAATTTAGAGCGTTGATTATCATTTTTCTATCAGGCGGCCCAGTGATTTCTACGCGTCTGTCTTGAATATCGTCTGGCGCTGATAAAACCTTCCAGCTTGAGCTTCTTATTTCTTCAGTTTCGCTTAAAAAACCGGGGCTAAAATTACCTCTGTTGCTTAAAAGAGAACCTAAATTTTCTGTGAATTTTTCGCATAGAGACTTCACAAATAAAATAGATTCAAATGTTAGCACAGAAGCTTGTTCTTGCGTTATTTCCTTAGTAAATCTTAATACCATGGTTTTATTTTAAATTTTCCTTATCTATCTAAACAGTACATTGGGGTGGCTTTAACTTCTTCTATTAAAGTTGGCAAATCTAATCCAGCGCAATCTATTTTTCCCCTAATGAAATTGTAGTGATTGCATATACCATTAAACTTACCTTTCACGCAGCTCTTGTTAACACCAGTATCAATGTATCCTTCAGAATTTTTTGGATATTCTAGCGGTATTCCCATTCCGACGTGGCAAGCTTTCCACAAGGCTTTTAATGCTTCAAGCTGCACTGGATAAAAATCAGTAAAAGGGGGAAGTTTTTTTCCATGAACCCAGCCATTTTCTTGAACTGGCCGTTCGCCAAAACCGTTTTTAACGTACCAATCTTGATATTTCAAATAATATGCGTTAGCTATCTCGACCCCAACGCCTTTTGGATTTCCTCCGACACCGTTAGATATTCCAGCGTGCCAAGCTTTGTGTTGAGTGTCAAGCAATTGGTATATCGTGCCATCGTTGTCTATGCAAAAATGAATTGAAATTCCTCTTTTATTGAGTACGCGAGCGCAATGTTCGGAAGACAAGCAAACGTCCCAATGATTTACAAACATGGTTGGTTTTCTATCTTCTTTTCCAGAGTAATCAGTATATGTTCCTGGACTCATTTTATAGCCACCATCTTCAGACCATAAAACAACCTTGTCCCACTCTATTGGAATAAATTTAGAGTTGTGAACTATAAAATTCTCGTCTTTGTATCTATGTCTATATGGCTTATAATCATCTATGCTAGATTGCCTCTCAGTCCAAATTCTTCTATAAGTCATTGGGCCAACTAAACCATCTGCTGTCAAGCCGTTTTTCTTTTGCCATTTCTTAACGTGCTTAATTAATTCTTCGTCGTTTGACCTATGGCCAAACCAACTTGGGTCCCAGTCTAACTTGGCTTGAGACGCTTGGTTATAAAATAACTTGTCCACTCTAATTCCCTTTATTCAAACTCTATTTCTACACCAATTTTGATGCTTATTTTAGGCACTCGCAGCTGATTTGCCATGCCGTGCTTTTTAGCTTCTGCGGCATCTAAAAACCAGTCAGCGTGTCCTCGTTTATGTACTAAATCTAGAAAATAAGTATCTTTCTTTCCACAGTTCCTTGCCATCATAATGTAAACTTTTTGATTTAGCCTTTCTGTCTCTTCAGCAGAAGCTTTGATTTCCTCTACTTTGCCATATTCCATAGAAGAAACATCATGAATCATTAAAGTTGCATCTGGGTCCATAAATCTAAGCCCCTGTTCACCAAAACTAAACAATATTGCACCGCAAGACATAGCTTTGCCTTCAATTATGGTCGCAACTGGCAACTCAGAGTGTTTTATAGCACTGATCATTGACATTAGGCTATAAACTTGGCCGCCATAAGAATCTATCACGACTGGAATAATTTTTTGGCCAGTATTATGAGCTAGAGCTAATTGTTGTTGAAAATCTTTGGCTGATTTTTCGTCGAACTTATTTACAGTAACAATTACTGGCGTTTTTCGTAATTCTACCTCTTTTACTAGCGGCGAAATTTCCGTAGTCCATTTCATTTTTTTCTCCGTTATTTATCCGCATTTAGCGTAACCGCAACTTAAACACGTGGCGCAACCTTCTTGATATACTATGTTTGAAGATTCGCAACAGTTTTCTATTATACCATTGCTTACCTTTGTTCCGTCTTTGATGTATTTTTTAAGACATCTAGCCACAACTCTTGAAAAAGAAAACATATCCGCTTCTTTGTCTTTTTGCAGTTGCTCTACTAAAAACTGAAGCGGTACTTTGTGGCGAAGCGCTAAAGAAATCGTTCTGGTAAATGAAGTATGGTTGGGATTGTCAAAAACTTTTACTATGTCTTTAATAAAAAATTCGTCGCCATTCTTACCAACCATAAGATCATATTTGTTAGCCATGGTTTTTCTCGGACGCTTTCTGATTTTTCCAGAAGTGTATTTTCTGGGAATCTCTACATATTCAGAAAGCCCGCCAAATATTTCATAAGGGGTATCATTAACTAAGCCAACTAAAATTGTCCAGTCCTCACCTTTGATTGCAGCTCTGTGTATTTCGCATTCTACGATTTCTGGTCTCTTTTGGGCGTTTGGAATAGCATCACCGGCAATGGAGCTATCCTCTTTTGTCACTAAAACTCCGGATCTAGAACCATCAACATAAATTGTAACGCCCTTAAGACCAGATTTCCAAGCGTTGAGATATAACTCTCCAACTACGCTTGGCTCCGTACCCTTTGGTAAGTTTATTGTTGAACTTATAGAATGGTCTACGTGGTTTTGAATTGCAGCTTGGACTTTTATTCTTCCGTTCCAATCTATTTCATCAGACGTAATAAAAAATTCTGGTAATTCATCTATTTCACACTTTCCAACAATTTCCCAATAATTTTTAATTTCATGATGATACACATTAAATTCTTGCCACTTGTCTCCAAGCTCATCTACGAAATCAGCTGTAACTGCATTTTCTCCTTGGTTTATCTTCTTTCTTCTAGTGTAACTTAGTCGAAATATTGGTTCTATACCGCTAGATGTTTGTGCAGCTATTGAGCATGTACCGGTAGGAGCATTTGTAAGAATAGATATATTTCTTCTTCCGTGCTGCTCCATTGAATTCTTTAGATCTGCAGGCAATCTCTGAATAAAAGAGTTTCCCTTTTCTTTGTCCCAATCAAAAACCGTGAATGGGCCACGTTCCTTGGCTAAATTGATGCTCTCTTCGTAAGACCCCCGCTTAAGAGTTTCATAAATTTTATCAACAGCTTCTATAGACTCTGATGACCCGTAAACTATTCCTAATCTGCATAATGTATCTCCAAGTCCAAGTGTGCCCAATCCAGTTCTTCTTCCATTTGAGCATGCATCTAAAAGATTAGTCCAAAGTATTTTTTCATCTTCCGTATCAACTTTCTCTAAAATCTTATAGAGCTTTTCAATCTCTAGCTCTACTAAGTCGTCGCTCAACCGCATTGCTTTAGCTACAACGCTTTCGAATTTAGAAAAATTGAACTCGGCTTTATCTGTATATGGATCTTCTACAAAATTAACTAAATTAATAGAAATAAGCCTACAAGAATCATAAGGGCTTAGCGGAATCTCTCCACACGGATTTGTAGTGACAGTGTTAAAACCAACATCGGAATATTCATGAGCCGGTAAGTTGTTGATTATGGTATCCCACATCATAAGTCCTGGCTCAGCAGTTTTAGTAGCACTGTTCACTATAAGATTCCACAGTGACACAGAATCTATTTCTGCAGTATGCGTAGGTTCTTCTGAATCTACTGGAAACTGCAAAATAAACGGCTGCTGATTCTCAACAGCATTCATGAATTCATCATTTATTTTTACTGAAACATTAGCACCGGTGACCTTTGCTAAATCATGCTTCATAGTAACGAATTTTTCAATGTCGGGATGGCGAATATCCATGGTGATCATCAAAGCGCCGCGGCGACCGTTTTGGCCTATCATCCTGCATATATAACTATAAAAATCTGCGAAGCTCCACGCTCCAGTAGTGCTTCCAGCGCTATTAGAAACAAGGGTGCCCTCTGGTCTCAACGTTGAAATGTCTACACCAACTCCACAGCGCCTCTTAAAAAGATTAGCAAGATCTTTGCCTCTATTCATGATAGAGCTCACATCGTCTGTGGGGGAATCGACAACAACGCAGTTTGAAAGACTTACTACTGCGTGATCATTCCCGATCCCATACATTGGAGAACCCTGCGGTATTATGAAATCAAAGTTTTTTAAAAGCTCGTAAATCTCTTCTTGCGTAAGAGCATTTTTCTCAAATTTTTTCTCTATTCTTGAAAATTCTGCTGACAGCCTTCTATGCATGTCATCTGGAGTTTTTTCTAAAAAGTTGTTGTCTTTATCTTTAAGAAGATACTTTCCAACCACGGCGGATGTGGCAAGATCGTCACCACCAAAGTAAACTTTGGTCTCTTTCAAAGCTTCGTCATATGACCAAGTCACGGGCATTAAATGTTCCTTATGTCTCGCCACTTTTCTCTCAACCTAGATTTTACGTCATTCTCATCTTCCTGGAGAGCTTCGTTGAGAGTCAAGTGATTTTCATCTAAAATCATGAATTTAGATCTTGCCGTGTCTATAGCTACTGGAAAAAGCAACCCATCTCTACCGGCTCGGTTTTTTGCAATATAAAGCCTTCCTGTCCCGCCTGCTTTCTCAGTTGCTTTTCTAGAGATGGATACTACTACATCGGCAACCATAGCTTTTCCATAAGCCTCAGACATATTCTCTAGACCAACTATGTCTGAATTCGCAGATTCTCGATTTGCTTGTGATGCAGTCCATATAGGGATATTAAGCTCCATAGCTAGATTTCTAAGTTCTTCGTACACTAGCTTAAGTTCATGCCGTAAAGAATCAAAACTTCTAGTTGATCTCATAATATCCGCATAATCTACAATGATTAAATGCGGCTTAAAATCTTTCAAAAGTAATTTATCTAAGTGATTTTTCACTGTTACTACGCTAGCTGAACCTGTTGGATACTCTTTAATGAAAAGACGGCCCATTTCTTTATTTTCGTAAAATTCCTTTACTTCATCTTTTCTTTTCACGACTTCATTGCTGGCTATTCCTGTCATACAAGAATCGTACCTAATACCCACTGATTCTTCTGAGAGTTCAAAAGTGTAATGAACAACATTCCTACCAGATAGCATAGCATTAGCGCCCATTTGCACAAGCCAGTGAGACTTTCCAACCCCTGTGTTAGCAGTAACTACGCCGATCTCTCCCTTGCCCAACCCTCCACGAAAAATATCGTGAGAATCTAGACGAATTATTCCAGTTGGAACGACAACTCTGTTGGACTTTTTAAACCGAGCTTCCATATCTTCAAAAAAATCGTGGCCAGTTGTATTTGCCATACCCATAGATACTGCAGATTTCATAAGAGTAAGTACTGACTCAAACTTCTCAGTAGCTATCAATTCTACTGATTGCTCCAAAGCTTCTTTAAAAGCTTGCGTTTTGCAAAAATCAAGAGACTTTTCCTTTACGTATTTTTGATCTCCGAGATCTGGATTAGACTTCAATCTATGAAGAAATTCCACGACTTGCTCTCTAAGCAAAATAGTAGAATCTTGTGTAAGGTCATCTCTAACAATGGAGACTAAAAGCTTCAAAGTTGGAAAACTTTTGTATTTTGTTCTATAAGAAAAATACTTCTCAGTAAGATAAGAAAGATATTTTAACTCAAAAAAATCAGGATGCATAACTTCTATCATTTGCGATGCAAATCGTATGTCTCCTATAAGAGCTTGAAATATTTTTTCTTGAAAATGCTTTCCATACTGTCCGAACCAAGCTTGCCCTGACTTAGGCGCAAGATCATAAGCTACTTCTGCCATTAATATATCTCCGTTTAATTAAAAATTGACCTTGCAGTCATAAAAAATTTGTTAGCGTCAAAGATTTTTATTCCTTCTTTGACCATGATTCTCATAAAGTTTATTTTATCTAATTTTCTATCAAGAGTATCAATTCTGTAGTTAATTTTTTTTATTTGATCAGCTGATAGGTTTGATACGTCTAAGTTCATAAGTTTCCAATTCATCTTAGGTATTTCACTATCAGTGATGATTTGATTGTATAATTTCAATTTCGATTCTTGTGATCGCTTTCGGCTTAACTTAATTATCTCTTCGACACTAACAAATTCTTCCAAAGTTATTTCAGGAAACCGTTTACTCAGTGTACGAAAACCTGCACCTTTGATCCCAGGGAGGCCATCAGAACCATCTCCGCAAAAACATCTAGCAACGCAAAAATTTATAACTGGAATCCCGAATCTTTCCCTAACTGATTCTGTAGTCAATATTTTCTTTTGTCCTGGAGACCAAATTTTTACTCTATTTTTTTCTAAAAGCTGGTAATAATCTTTGTCCGAAGAGACAATCACTATTTCTCGTTGAGAAAGCTTATATTTTGTCAGATATCCGATCACGTCATCTGCCTCACAGTCTGCGACATATAACTGAGGTATTCCTGATAGGCCCAACAGTTTAGTGATTAAATTTATTTGATAGTTCCTATTACCAACCGTGTTGGGGATATCAGATTCATAAAATCTGTTTAGCTTAACTGGGCGACGTCCAGACTTGTAATCTTTATAAATAGATCGTCTTCTAACTGACCCGCCGCCTTCCCATATAACATAAATTTCAGATGGATTTATATTATCTATTAAAAGCTGTAGGCCCTTTAAAAACCCGAGAGATCCACCTACGTGTTCACCGTTCTCATTAACTGCTGGATTAACGGTGAAATGGCGCATGAAAAAGTTAAGTCCATCAATTAATATAATAGGCGATATCACCCTATTCTCCTAAGTCTATATCTGCTTCCATTTCCATAGCGACGGCTCTAACTTCTTCATAAGCTTCAACGTCTAAATCTAAATCTGAGTTTTCCATTTTTCTTATCATGGCGGCTTCTAACAAATCGTCAATATATGAAGAGTATTCAGGGTCGTTCCACACATCGTTAAAATCTGCTTTATAAAATTTCTTTTCAACGACCTGCTCTCCTGTTATCGCATCCACTACAATAAGTTTCTTCCACGCGCCAGTTCCCGATATTTCAACCTCTTTATCACCAACTTTAGCGGCTCCATGCTTTCTCAACAAATCGAAAACTTGTTCATGCTCATAAATACCTTTTCCAAAATGTATCTCAAAATTACAAGATCGGAAAGGAGCAGAGACTTTATTTTTAATAGTTTTTGCTGAAACGTGAATTCCTATAACTTCTTTGTCTTTGTTTTTGATTTGTTGACCGGCACCCAGCTTAATTCTAACTGATGCATGAAACGGAATCGCTTTTCCTCCAGGAGTAGTTGTTGGGTCTCCAAACATTACTCCAATCTTAGTTCTAGTTTGGTTTAAGATTACAAAAAGCGTGTTAGTTTCACCGATAACTCCGGTGATTTTTCTCATTCCCTTTGAGATAGCCCTTGCTTGTAGTCCTATAGAGTTTTGCTCATATGTACCATTTAGCTCTGCCTTTGGCGAAGACGCTGCAACTGAATCCCAAATAATAGTAATAGGAACGTCTTTGTCCATGGCTCTAGCCTTCATAATAGTAGACTCCGCTATAGATAACACTTCTTCAGTGCAGTGCGTGTCGACATATACAAAGCGCTTAGAAATATCTACTCCAAGTAACTGCAGATTTTCTACGCTAGTAGCGTTTTCAGTATCGATATATACAACGATTCCACCCATTTTCTGAGTGGTTCTAGCGATTTGAATTGCTATGTGAGATTTTCCAATTGAGGGTGGTCCGAATATTTCAACAATCCTACCCTCTGGAAGACCACCTTGCCGTCGATTTGAAACTATATAATCTAATTGCTTAGACCCAGTTCCAATCCAGCGTTTTACATGGGTAGGAGATTCATCAGTTTCTAGATTATAAGCAACCCTAGAGCCGTGTTCTTTATTTAGCGACTTGATTAAATCTACGGTAAAATCATCACTATCCATCTTTTGATTAGGCATTTAAGACCTCCATGCTGAAATATAAAACAAAAACCAGACATGTTCATGGTTAAAACAAAAAGGGCACCAAACGGTGCCCTTTTAATATTCTCTGCTTTTGCTTATCTATTCGAAATCATCTTCAAGGTCTGCAAACGCATCATCAAGGCTTTGATACTTCTTTGCTGAAGTGTCTTCTTCCTTTGCTGAAGTAGCGGGTGTCGGCTTACTGTTAGTGTTAGATGAAGTGTTTGGAGAAACTCTAGAAGTTCCTTCGCCATCCTCATCTTCTCCACCAATCCACGCATTAACAATCTTTTCCAATTCATCATAAGACTTACAACTGTACATGTCGTCTAGATTAGGAATACTGGCGACCCAAGTAGCAGCTTGCTTTTGATCCTTGTTGAGCGGTGTAGACTTTCCGCGAGGGCGAACATCAGTTACTGCGTACATCCGGCCTGGCGGCTTAGTGCATACAACCTTGATGTCGCGACCGTCGAGAGGATCAGTGATATCGCCATAATCTTCGTCCAACATGATATTGAGGAGAGACTGGTACACCATCTTTCCAAAAGACCAAAGACGTACGCCCTTATCTTCTTCACCACGAACAACTACTGCTGCATATGCTCGCATCTTTGGATAAAGCTTCTTGGCCAGCTCATAGGATTCCTTGTTCCCGTCTGAACGAAGCTCATTGATGAGCTCTTGGATTGGATCTGCTTCTCCAAACTGGTGGGGAGCAAGAAGTCCAGGGTTGTTTCCAATATTGTAATAGAACCAGCGCTCCTTAAAAGGCTGTCCATCATTGTCCGGAAAAGAAATAAGTCGTACAATGTGCTCTTCTCCCTCTTGGGGACGCCACAGAGTGTCTCGTCGACTGTTGTTGCCAGAAAGCTTATTAAGCTTAGCTCGAATTGCATTTAGATCAAGTGCCATTTTTAACCTCCAAATGTTTAATGTGCAAAATCTAGTTTATTAATAATATAGCCAATTGGCTATATAATGATAATATCAAGTGCGCGTCAAATGTTCAAATTATTTATTATTTTTATTGCTTTGTAAGACTATCAAAGAATCGTAAGGAACTTCTTTCATTTCGCCATCAGAAAGAAGTGTAGATTTATCAGGTTTTCCTAAATTATAAACTGTTTTATAAAGTATTCCAGCGGTTTGTACCGGCGGTTCATCTCGAAACGTATCTCTAGTGTAAGATAAAACTAAATCACCAACTTTTGGAATAGCAATATAGTTTTGAGACAAGAGATCAGGATCCATCGCCAACCTATGGCAAATATTTTTGGGAACTTTGTGGTGAGATGATCGGCTATAAGATCTGCTTTGCTTATCTTCAACAATCAAATCTTTTTCCCCACACGCCAGCACGACACAAATTGAAATTCTATCTGCGGCTTTACCGTCTTTACCAATTTCTCCACCAAAAACAGCGATTAAATCTCCAGGTTCAAAAAAATAGTCTTCGTTTTTCATCGCAAGCATTTGGTTTTATAAGAATAATCATAGAGCGTGCTAACTTCACGCGCTAATTCATTTTCTTGACTTAACCAAACACTTTTTTCTCTTTGCCAAACTGGAGGGCTCATGCGACCTGCAGTATAATCTTCTAACGTAATGTGAAAATCTTTTCTAATTATCTCGCGGTGATCTTGAATTTCTAAAATTCTTGTAAGAACCGGAGAGCATCTAGCCTCTAGCTGTTCTTGCGATTCACCGCAAGAGAGTAAAAATAACAATAACAGTGTACCAGCTGGCTTCATTTATACCAGTCCTGATCGGGTTTTCCCGTAGATTTTTTCTTCTTTTTTGCCTGCTTAGCTCCGCCAAAAGCCTGGCCAGCAATTTCTCCACGCTTTTTTAAACTTGATGCGGAATTAGAAGCGCCTAGCGGAAGAGTATATCCAGCCACGTTTGCAGCTACATTCTGTTCATCTTGCGGTGGTTCTTCTCCGTCCATTCTATCATCTTCTTTAGATAAATCTGGTTCTCCAAGCAAGTTATCTTTCTTGTCTTCTTCTTCAGCAATTACGCTGACGATGAATTTTTTTAATAAATTTTCTAAAGTCATTTCAAAAACACCACAATATTTTTTCCGCTTTTGGTAATTTCTACCTCTTTCTCCCACTTAATCTTAAAAGCATTAGTCGCACCAACTATGGTGTGCTCTATATATTTTTGCGCATCTCTAGGAGTGATGGTGGATACATTTAAGACCACACTTTCTACTTCATTGCCGTCTTTATCTTTAGCAGCGGGCTGATTGCGTGGTAAAGTAAAAATAGAGCTCATTTCTGGAGTACCGGCAGCTGCTTTCTTTAGAATCTCTTCTAATATCTTTACCTCTGCAATATTCTTTTGTTTGACGCTATCTATCTTAAGATTACTCATTAATTTACCAGGATCATCTTTAGCTAAAGCGCCGGCTTCTTTAATTCGGCCTTTCCATCCACCTCTACCAACTCCTACAGATCTAACTTTTTCCTGCAAGAGTATTTTTCTAATTTGGCTTCTGATAAATTCTTCTGAGTTCATTGCAATTACCACTGATGATAAATATCACCCTAAAACTTGGAAATCAAGCGGAAATTCACCTAATCCATCTATAACTATGCTAGAAGAAGCATTCTTAAACTCTTCTATATCGTCGGGATGCAGATCAACTATCATGGCATCATGAATAAAAAATATTGGCAAAACTCTCTTTGGAGCTAGATCTAAAATTTTTCCAAAACCTAAAAGGGCGACATCTACTGCAGTAGACTGGATATAGTTGTTATATAATAAGGACTCACGCGCGTGTTGGGGTTCTACTGGACGTCCAAAGAAATTTCTGATCTTTCCAGATTTTTGAAAATGTAATTTTTGTTCTTTTATCACGCGCTCATAGTTTAAAATTTCTTTAGTTTTTTCTATCATGCTTTTTATATCGACTTCGTCTGGCATATCTCTTTTTAAAGTCGACTCAGAAGCTCCATAAGCTGCACAAAGAACTAATTTTTTAACTAATCTGCGAGATACTTTTCCGTTAAAAAGTTTCTTGCCCAGATATTCGTAAACATCGACGCCTGGATCTTCGTCAGACAGCTGCATACCGACTCTTGGTTCCAGAGAAACGAAATCAACCTGGGCTATTTTCCCGCCATCATAAGATGATGTTAGATATTTTCTAATTAATTTAGGTGCAGTGAGTATTTGAGGACCAGATGTGATGGTCATTCGTCCAGTCAGAGTTTTCGTAATGCTATATTCTGGAAGCTGCAAATAGCCATCATTATTGGGGAAAAATGTCTTCGCTATATTAACATTTTTAATCTCGTTAGCCTTAATGGCAGCTTCTAACCTCTGCATATCGACTCTGGCCCTGTAAAGTCTTCTGATGGTCTTGTTACACTCCATGAATATATCCACATACCCCAGCCCTTTTATTTCTTCTAAGGCCCTTCTCGAAACATCAAAGCAATTTTTAATATAAGAGATCATTTCATCGCCGGATTGAACTCCGTCTATTGGAAGGTCTTCTTTTCTTACTCCCAATATTTCAAAAGCTTTTGCGTTTTCTTTTGAAACTAAATATGGAATATCTCTGTTCAAAAGCTCAAATATGGGCACTAGCGATCTTGGATTTTTTGAATCTCCAAAAATATAAGCATCGCCTGGCAAGTCATCTACCCAGCTAAAATTGCTACCTTCGCTGAGCAACGACAGATTTTTT